AGGAATAAAGTACACTTAAAACTACTCAAGTTCCTTGGCTTTAAATTCTTACGTAAGTTTGAATGGGGGCCAAACAATGTAACATTTATTGAATTTTGCCGTGTGCGTAGACGCTAATGCTGGTGCTAGAAGAGCAGCCAGACAAAGAAACAGAGAAAAGCATGCTAACTTCAATCAAAGAAAATTACAATTCTTTAACAAAGAGACAAGTTTAGCAAGAGCTCAAAACAGAAACGTCATAGGCTATAGCCGTGACCTTAGTGATGCTTACGTTAGAGCTATTTATACTCAAGGTAAGGGTCGACTTAGAAACCAAGAACTCGTTGCACAATATTTTGGTAAGAAAAAGATAGACGAGGGTGGTAGAGCTAGAACTTATGGTAAGAAACAGTACCAAGGTCTACTCAGAAAACAAGCAGAAATACAAGGAGTAACAGCTAACATGTTTGGTCGAAACATGGCATATGCTCAAGAAGGTGCAAGACGTAAGTTCTTAGCAGCAAACGCCGCAGCTAGACAGAAGCTAGGTGTACCAGCTGCATTTGGAGCTCCAGTTATGTTACCTCCAACAGATTACTTTACAGGTGCATTACAGATTATAAGCACTGGTGCAAGTGTATACTCAGCATTTAAAGCCTCTGATAGAAAATTAAAAGAAAATATTAAACAAGTTGGTGTATCACCACAAGGTTATAAAATATATGAATTTAATTACATAGGTGGTGATGTAAGATTCCGTGGAGCTATGGCTCAGGATGTTATACAAAAGAATCCTATGGCTGTTGGTATAGATCAAAACTATCTAACTGTAGATTATAGCAAAATTGATGTAGCTATGGAGGTCGTATGACATCATCATTTCAGAACGTCGTTGGTACGCCACGAGATGCAGTCCCTGACATAAGTAAAACTAATTACTTACCAACATCTCCAGATATGACTGAGGCTGTAAACAGCCAGATTGACGACAACATCAAAGATACTAAACAGTTCTTTGACCAAATGGTAGAGCTAGAAGAGCTAGCTGCTAGTAAGCTTAGTAAAAGATTAGCTGCCATTGAAAATATAATAGGTACAATAGGCCAGATAAAAAAGAAACGTGAAGCTGACGAAGCTGATGGTTTTGGTAAGATTGTAACTGGTCTAATCGAAGATGAGATTATATCAGGCTCTAAGGAGTATACAGAATCTAAAAACGAACTTGACACACAGCTAGCTACTGCTACCGATACAATTAATAAGGACAAAAATCTTGACGAGCAGACAAAGCTTGAGTATAGATTTGGAACTCCAACAGAAGAAATATTTGATAGACGTGATAAAGAGTTTATCAAAGAAAGATATGTTGGTAAGGTGTCAACTGTAGGAGATATCTTAAGAAGCAATGGCTCCTTGGATTCTACTACAGCTGCTGAACATTTAGACTTTGAAAGAAAAGCTCTTTTATCTTTTTATAGGAATGTAGGATTTGATGCAAAGCAATTAGGCTATGATCCTAACGATCCTAGATTTATAAAACAGCTTATCAAACTAACAGCACCACAAATAAAAGCTGAGTTAAAATCTCAACGTGAGTTATTTAAGGCTACATTTAGAGAAAAGGTTATAGAAGAAGAAGCTTATACATTCAATACAAAAATTATTGAAAGTGTAAAAGGTGCAAATGTAATCAACGCAGCTGGTGAAAGATCTGATGATACATTTTTTAAAGATAAAGGTGTTGTACAGCAGCTTGCAATTCAAAAAACAAATGGTAATATACGAAAAGCAGAGGACTTAGCGTTTGAGATTGTTGCAGAGCTAGTCAAGAGTGGTGATCTTTTACCCAACGAAGCTAGGGCTATATATCAAGATATACCTTATACAGATCAAAACGGTAAAGAGTATGCTAACTATCAGGCTTACATAGATAAACAAACTGATGGCACAGAGTTCAAAGCTAGAGCTCAAGGTAGGGTTCAAAGACTATCTAAAGCTATCAGAGATGTAGAAAAACAAGCAGTCGATAATGAAAATGCTGCACGTCAGATTGAAGCTAACAACTTTGTAAATGAGCAAGTCATACCACGTATTGTTGAAAATAGACAGCGAGGTATCGAAGGTCTTGAAGAAGGTCAAGCCGGTGCATTGATAGCTGAGTATAGACAGCAACCTTTCTATATTGATGGAGTAACACCTATACCTCAGATATTGTTGTCATATCTAAATAAAACACAGACTGGTGGCACAAGAGATACAAATGTAACCATAGCTGATAAGTATGCTAGCAGACATAATGAGACAGATAAACTAATTGAAAAACTTGTAGCTAGAAAAGAGACAGAAGATGGTGATACAGCAGGCTTAACAGATCTAGATATACGTGTAGCAGAAAAACTACAAGATGAGTTTAGAGCTAGATTTAATGGTGAAGACAACAAAGACTTAGAGTTATTTGAAATAGCTGAAGGTCGTGGCACACAAACTTACAAGCAAAGACGTAATGAAATACTTGATGAATTAGAAAAAGAGTATGCTAACTTTAAAGAAAATAAAACTACTGTAAAGCTAGTTGAAGCTGGTGTAGGTGATGTAATTAAATTACGAAGACAGCTACATAAAAAACCAGAACTATTTAATCAAGAAAAAGCATTTAAGTCCGAACCTGTAGACGAGCTGTTTGAGTTTGTCGACAGTGGTGGTACAAGAAACCCAGAGCTAAAAAACTACTACAAAGCTTTACGTATACGTGTACCTGATGGCAAAGGCGGTTTTAGAGTATTAAGTGGAGAAGAAGCTGCTTACAAACGTGCTGCTATTCTTAAGTTACAAGATCCTAAAACATTATTGACAGATCCTTACGCTAAGATATTACAAGACTTTAGAAAAGAAAATGACATGAAGACGTTTACCAGTGAGCAAAAAGCATTTCGTAATATGCGTACAGGTGAGCAACAAGACTTCAAAGAATATCTGACTATGTTGTCTGAAAAGCGTGGTGGTCAAGATGCTAACCAGTTTACATTTGTTCGTAGTGGTAATACTTCTGGCAGACAGAATCTAAATAGTTTATCTGGTGCACAAGTTGTAGAGCTAGCTAAGAATGGATCTACAAACTTTGGTATGTATAACTTATCGTCTGATATAATTAAAGATCTAAACGATGCTGGTTTTATAGATGCAGATAAACCATTTAACGAAGATGCACAAAGTTTTGCTGTATTGAGTCTGATGGCCATGAAAGCTAATCGTAAATCAAACGCCATACGTGGTGCAATTACAGAAGATACAAAAGACTTTGGTAAACTTATAAAACTTAATCAAGAAGAACAACAAGTTGTAAATACAGTATTTCCTAACTTATCACAAAACTACTTTGCACAGTTCCAAAACCTAGAAGCTGAAGTTGCTAAGATTATTATTAGTGACATCGAAAAAGAACGTACAGCTAAGAAAGGTAAGAGAGCACAGCAAAGAGTTGAAGATCAACGTAAGAGAGATGCTGGTACATTTAGAAGAGGTAGATGACTGATTCCAATTATTCAAACTATCGACCCGAGGTAGATTTAGCTGCTGATAAAATAGATGAGTATTTAAAAGAACTAGAAGAAAGAAATGCTCAACGACAGGCAGTCGAACAAGAAGCCACGGAAAAAGAAGATCAAGCTCTAGCACAGCAAGAAGACCCTAGAAACTCAGAAACATGGGGTGCTAAAGCTTTTATAAAAGAGGGTCAGTCCATCTTATCAGGTGGTTTACAAGACACTGCATCCTCTATTGCAACTTTTGGAGAACGTACAGTCGATGCGTTGTCTGGAGAAATGCAAGAGCAACGAGAAGCAACTGGTACATATAAACCAGATTGGACACCGTTTGACTCCTATGACAACCCTATCGAGACTAAAACATGGTGGGGTAAACAACTCCGTGGTCTAGTGCACTTTGGATCTCTAGCAGCTGGCACAGTACTAGCTGCCAAAGGTGTAGCAGCCACAGGTGTTGTATCTATACCAGCTGGACTTACTGCATTAACTGCTAATTCTTTAGTAAGAGGTGCAGCTGTCGGAGCTGTAGCTGACCTTGTATCAAAAGAGTCAGACGAACAAAACGCATTAGGTGCATTACGTGACAGATATGGCTGGGCTGACACACCTTTATCTACAAAAGATACTGACTCTCCTGTAATGATGAAAGTTAAGAATATTGTAGAAGGTATGGGCATAGGTCTATTCTTTGACGGTGCAGCATATGCACTCAAAAAGGGTAGTGACGAAGTTGTACAGCAAATTGTAAAACGAAACAAGAGTGTCAAAGACCAGACAGTAGAAGCTGGAGTTGCACAGCTCCGTAAAGGAGAAGCTGAGTTTCGAGCTGACAAAAACGCACCACTAGCTGAACCACACCAAGGAGCACACCCATCAGAGGTAGAACCACAAGTGGCCCGTGAACAGCTATCAAGAACTCGCAAGGAGTGGGGTCAGGAAGAAGGAGCTACAGGCTCTGTAACCAGACCGCTAGAACGTGAGCGTATGGCACAAGAAGGTGCTACTGACGATGAGACAGTCGAACGTATTATGCGTGGGCTGATGAGTAGTGACAAGTTTGCAAAAGAACTAGAAGCTGCAAAAGGTGATAGAAAAGCACTAGCTGCTACATTCAGAGAAGCTATCGAAGGTCATCAACGTATTACACAGGGTAGAAATCCTGTAGAGATGTCACCACAAGAATACTTAAAAGAGTTGTTTGAGACTAACGACGTTGTAGATGGTCAGGAAATATGGACATCCAAGAACGTAGTTATAGCAGACCTTGTTGTAGGTTCTCTCATCAAACAGCTACGAGATACAGGTATTGCTGCACGTGAGATTGCAGATATAGTTGACATAAATGATATAGATGGGCCAGCTAAACAGATTGTTGATACTATGCTTACTGCGTTATACCAAACAAAGAAAGCAAGATTTATCAAGTCTGACTCATTCAGAGCATTAGCAGCTGGCAAAAGAACAAAGAAAACTGTAGAAGAAGCAGTTGCAAAAGACATAGCAGATGCCAAAGAGTCGATTATGTCTATACTCAAGATTACAAAAGATACTCAGGACGATGACATGCTAAATGCTATGATAGAAGCGTTCTCGATTATGGACAATGTAAATACACTTGAGGACTTTGACAACTGGGCTAGAACCGTTATCAAAGGTGGTAAACTTAACGCTAATGATATTGACCGTACAGGAGCCCTTATAAGAGAGTTAGAAGGCGTTATGACCAATAGTGTCCTAAGCGGCCCTAAGACCCCTGTGAGAGCCATTATGGGTACAGCCAGTGCAACATTCTTACGTCCATTATCTACAGCTCTAGGTGCTGCGGTACGCTATCCATTTGATGGTGACGCATCTACACTACGAGCTAGTCTATCAGCTATCAACGGCATGATAGAAGCTATACCAGAATCCTTTACATTATTTAGAACTAAACTAAATTCATA